TAGCAGCGTCAGCTTGTGACTTACTACGAGCTGCATTGACAGCGTCTAGATTAGACAGCGCATTCTTCATGCCCTTTGGCATGGCATCTACGACGCCGGTTAATGTCCTTATGTCTTTAGTAAGACTCTGAATGAACTCACGAAAGAACCCAAGTGGGCCAGACAACATCTGCACCCATTTGTCGCCACTAGATATAGTCTCCCAAGCCGTCTGCACACGCAACTGAAATTCATACACATCAGTACCAGCAGTTCTGATACCGGTACCTACATCGAGGATCTCACGCTGCACATCACTTGCTGACTTCGATAACGCATGAAACCCTTTTTCTGATCTGTTCAAATCATCTGGAATGTTGAACAACAACGCGGCGAACGCGCCCCAAACATCATTAGTGCCTGCGGCTGCATTACCAAGATCTGTAATATCTGTCCAAAGACCTCGAATGTTAACAGCCGCAATTGCAACTCCTACTAGTGATAGCGCCCCTACTAAAACAGTACCTAGCATACCGCCAGAGGCTGCTGCTGCCGCAGCCGATGAACTAAACCCAGCGAACGCCTGACCGACTGATCTAATAGTACCAGTGAAACCTATCAACATAGGTCCGAGCATACTAAGGTTATGCAATTGACCCACGACAAGACCGAGGCCTACCATCACAGGACCGACTGCGGCTGCAAACGCAGCGAAGGCAAAGACTGTAAGCTGCACTGAATCTGGCAATCGCCCAAATGCATTGGCTACGTCTACCAGCCAATTAACAAAATCCATACCGATGGCTAGTATCCGTAACACAATCGGTTCGAGAATTTTACCCAACGCAATGCCGGCAGTCTCAACTGAACCTTTAAACAAGGTCCATGAACCTTGCATACCTTGCATCATGGTATCTGCCATCTTCTTGGCAGCACCTTCGTCGCCAGCCTTCCGCATCTGCTCGGTCAATGCTTCCAACTCAGCACGTCCAGCTTTCAGCAACGGAAGTACTTCAGAAAACCGCTGACCAAAGATAGCCATGCCTTTGCTTAGTTTCTCTGGCGCATCTAAACCCGCGGTCTTCATCCTGCCAATAACTTCAACCAAAGGTAAAAACTTGCCGGTAGCATCCGTCACTGAAAGATGCAGCTCTTTCATAACCTTAACAGCTTGCTGGGATGGCTTCAACAAGTCGTTGAGCATGTTACGCAAAGCGGTACCGCCTTGCTCACCCTTGATACCCGCGTTACCTAAAATCGCTAGCGCGGCTGCAATCTCCTCAAACTGAATACCAGCGGCGGAAGCGAGTGGACCGATGTACTTGAACGAGTAGCCGAGATCCTGAACAGATACAGCTGACGATGCTGCTGCTTGAGCCAGCACATCAGCCACCCTTTGTAGGTCACTTGCAGCTAAACCAAAACCTTTCATGATAGCACTAGCTATCTGAGCAGCTTCACCTAATGCAAGCTCGCCGGCGGCAGCTAACGATAACGTACCTGGCAAACCTTTGTAAATTTGGTCGGCAGTGAAACCGGCCGCAGCTAACTCTCCCATACCATCTGCTGCGGCCTTCGCCGAGTACTGAGTGACCTTGCCCATCAGCATGGCTTGGTCACTCAGCTTTTGAAGATTGGCCCCAACAATGTCTCCCAACGCGGAAACCTTGTTCATGGCCTTTTCAAATCCAGCGGCAGCGGCGATACCATACGCAGCAACAGCTGTCAATGGAACTGAAATAGCAGCGGTGAGACTAACACCGACCGTAGTCAGTGTTGCCTCCAATTGATCTAAATCTTTCTTAGCATCTGCAATACCTTTAGACCAATCGGTCAATTCGAGACCGAGACGAACGAACATATCGCCGATATTCAAAGACATTGACTGCTCCTAACTACGTTTCTTTTTTGAAGTAATTGAGCCACCATACGCGAGTGTGATAGCTTTAGCAACCGCAATCTGTTCTACTACTGTTTGCTTCCTCTTTTCTCCTTTACTTGCTCCTTGCTGTTCTCGCCGTGTTCGCTTCGGCATGAAATCTGAAATCGGAAATGCTGCTCTGCCTTTGCGACGGTTTGTGTTAGCTAAGATGCACGTAATCTGCGCGGCCCGATAATCCTGCTGCTCTTGCTCATGGTCCCAACGCTCCCACAACAAAAAGAACTTGGCTGGAGTTAGCCGCCAAAACTCAGCATCGCTACTGATCCTAAGATCATAGCGACAGATAGACCACAGTAATGGGAACTTGAAACTTGCTACGCTGCAAACGGCGGCAACGGTCTGAATGGCAAAGGGTCTGCTTCAACGCTTGCCACCTCCGGGACCTCAGCATCAGGGAGTACGCCATGCACGCTAACATAGAGCGCGGTGCTGAATGCTTTGAGCACTGATGGCATCACATGCAATGTGAGAAAGGTACCCACCATCTTCTCAGTCAAATTGGGATCTTCGTGCACAAGCACGGCCCAGACCAATGAGATGATTTCCTTGGTTCGCATTGCCTTGAAATCTGACATCTGCGCTAGTGTGCGGCCCGTACGCTCTTCAATCAACGAAAGCGCACCAAAATCCACCCGCATGATTCTGATCTTGCCTCCCAGCTCGATCTGAACCTCAGGCTCCATTATTTGCGGTTTTACGATCTCCATCTTGAATCTCCTTTTATCTTCACTGTATTGATCTACTACTGTCCTCTGGACTACTGCATCTACCGACTTGCAACATTGACTGTTACAATGCCATGCTGGCCTACCCTACGAGACTTAATCTCAACATGCAGATAACGAAGGAACGCATAGTCAAGATATGCACCGACACTACCGACAGCTATTATAGCTTCATCGGTAAGCCGCTGCTTATCTGCATGGTCTATTGTGTTAGACCCGTACACAATAAACTTCACATCTTTGTCTGCCACAATCAACGTAACGGCAACGCGTCCCTGGCTCCCAACAAATGTGTCGATTGTTGAACCGTCGTGCTCGACATAAACATCCGTGGACAACTGAGAACCGCTATTCAAACCTCCCAGATGCCCCATACCTTGAACTACATGATTGTAACTTTCCGGCATACTGCACCCTCAAAGCACAAAAGCTGCTTGCTACCTACGCTGCATAACGGCTGCGGCGGGTCCTAGAGCGGGGCTAGACTCGATCGCAGCCTTGAGGCTAGGGGCTTGGATACCCCTAGCCCAGAAACCGCCTTAGAACGCGTCCTACTCAAAAGTCGGCGGACCGGCAACTTTGATCGTAACTGATGCCTTGAGAACATCAGCCGGATCTGACGACATGGCGAAGGCTGTGATGATTGCCGGCAGCAACCATGTCGTAGTCCCAGTGTCAGGGAAAATGATCTGAAAGTTCCGCCGAGTCCGATCGGTCATGTCCTTGAGCAAACCTGCCCCGTACCCATGCGTTGTTTCCGTTGGAATGAAGTTGATGTCGAAACTCACATCGCCGCCGTCAAGCAGCCCAGCGATATGACGACGAAACGGAGTCGCCGTGTTATGAGTCGTAACATCAATTGTCTCAGCGGACAGACTTGGACCGCTGATTGTGCGAAGCTCGGCGATAGTCACAAAACTTTCTGGAGATGCTCCATCTCCGATCTTCAGCAATGTCCCAAAAGCGCTAACAGCTAAACTGGCCATTTGAGGCCTCCTTTAATTGAATTGGTCTGCTTCACAGACCTGCTCTGCTTCACACCTCTAGTGTCTACTACTAAGACTGTCGCCGATCACCCCACTGGGAACTTGCAATCCAATTCTATGTACGGAGCCTGCGTAACGCTTTTTGTGGCAGTGTTACCGCTATGTATGAAAGATACGTTAAAACCGTTACCTTTCATCTGTTGCACCCGCCTTGGGTCAACGTTCTGTAAAAAGACTGTGTCTTCCCCAACGTTTTGATCTGGAAACCTATTCCTATCCCACAAGCTCTTTCTGAACAACAACGTGCTTCCCGAGCAATACCCTGGAGCTACATGCGGTGGCCCTAGCGTATAACACTTCCGTGTCTGTAAGTCTGCAAAAATTGGCTGTGAGCAACCGCATACATCTTTGCCTGGCAACAACTCGTTAACTTGCGCTGCCAGACGATTCGGAGACTGCCACTCGTCGTCATCCCACAGAGCAATTAACGAACCTAAAGCATGGGCGCAACCTACATTGCGCTTACGCCCGACTGTGGACGATGGAACTGCATAGTACTGAAAGAGCTCATTCCAAGTAGGATCTAGAGCAGCGATAAGATCTCGCACAGAATCGGTACCGTCATCAACTACAACTAGTTCTTTGGACTGGTACGTTTGCTGCATGAAACACTCGATACTCTGCTTAACAAACGAACGTCGATCTTTAGTTACCATCACACAAGACACTAATGGATCTGTTAGGTTATAAATAACTGGAACTGGTACAAGAGACAACTCAACCTGTGTCTTGCATGGCATCATCTGACCGACGTGCTTGGAACGAATATGTGCGAGAACATCAGTCTGTACGCTAGAATCGTACCGACACAACGGGCAACACCACACAATGCGGCCTTTCCACTGCGATGGTAGTGGATCGACTGGGATCATGGGAAGCTCACGACCGCGATCTTCAAATCGTTATCCTCAGCATCCAAGTAAAAATACCCGTCATTCTGTCGCCAACCCAACAACGAAAATGGACCAAAGATCTTGGTAGTACCTGCCACTACCGATTCAACGATATTGCCTTTGCGACCGAATGGATCGTTCGATGACTGAAACGTAATGTTGTACGCAGTGTAACTGTGCTCATTGCGTACAATCACCAAGTCCTTGCCAGATGGTACAAATTGATTGCCATTACTTACGTCGCCAGCAACAAACGAAATAGCAGCCCCCAGCGCAGCGTAACTACCCGGAGCTGCTACTACGGCTAATGTTGTCTTCGCCATCGAACACCTCTCTTTCTACAATTGTGTCACCGGAAGAATCATACAACGTAACATCTAACTTCTTCATTGTCACTTGCTGCGACGCAATCAACGCAAACTGATGAACTTCTATCACGTGCTCTCGAAGGCGTACCTCAACCAAACTGTCGTATGGACAGTAATCACAGCAATACCGCGGAAACCCTTTCCAGCTGTTACCGAGATGATAGCCTTGCACG